TTCATCGTCTTTCATTAGGGTTATAGTAATAGGTTTAAATTCACCTGATATGTCTAACTCTTGTTTTTCTACATAACCCCTTTTCTTACCTTTAGTCTTTAAATAAAATATAGTAGCTTGTGTACCACCTTTACCTATTTGTTTGTGTAAATGGCTTTCAGCAAAGTCAATAGCTACATCATCAATACTCTTAACTGCTTCATTATATGCTTCATCTTCTTTAAGCCATATGTAATGTGTAGTTCTATCTATGCCAACTAATTTACAAGCAGAAGTAACTACACCTAATGTCTTTTCTAATGCTTCTAACATTGCTATTTTACCTTTCTCTGTTCTATCTTGCATAGTGTTGAATTTTGTTGATTATTTACCACATAAAGCACATACTATTTTATCTTTAGGTGCTTCTTCATTTTCTTCTTCTTCATCTAAATTAGCAAATACGTCATCTTGATTTTGCCATACATCTAAACCCCAATCTTCAAGTTCTACACTATCCCATTGATTAGCAAGTATATCCCAATCCCAATCACCAAAACCTAAGTTATCTTTTATTATAAACTCTTGCTTTTGTTTATCTGTTAAGTTGTCTGCTCTTATTATATTTACTTCTGTATGACCTAATTCTACTAATGCTTTGTATCGCATATTACCACCAAGTATATACCCTTTGTCATCTATTACTATCGGTCTTAACTCCAACATTTTAGGAAAGTCTTGTATAGATTTCTTTAGCTTTTCAAACTTAGCATTATTAACTAATCTAGGGTTAATAGGGTTGTTACGTATGCTATTAATAGGTACTCGTTCCATTGTATTTAAATAACTTATTGTTTATTACTTCTAATTCTTCATCAGACATTTCTTTTATATTTGGGTTTTTTAAATGCTCTTGCCTTTTTAATTCAAAATGCAAATGGTCTATACATTTACGTAAGTCTTGTATTATATTATTATTTTTTTTCTTGCCAGCTCTCATAAGATAAGCTAGTGCAACACCTATGTTATAGTTATCACCAGCAAAATCTTCTATGACTTCGTGTGCTTCCATTCCATAGTATTTACCCTTGTAGTAGTTTGGTGTTTCCATAATTTTAGTTTTTTAATTCTTTAACAAATAAGTTGGTGAGCCTTTCTTTATTCCCTTACTGTACGGGCAACGGGGTGGATTTGCTCGGTCATTTGCAACTGACCTTTACCTATCATACCAACAAGTTTTTACTTATTTGCAACATATCTATCTCATAATTGTATTTACTTGCTTGTCGAAATTGAGGTCTAAAATTGCGACATCAAGCTAAGATTGATATACATAATTTTCATTTACATATTTAAATCACTTCTTTTAGCTATTGTACCGTTGGGTTTCTTTATTATACCACCATACCCTTTGTGTTCTTTTATATATTCGCCATAAGTATTACACTCGTTGCAATACGTTTCAGGCTTTACTACTTTACCATCTACAACTTTAATAGTTGTTTTGTGTACTTCAAATGTTTTACACTTACATTGATATTTCATTGACTATCTTTTTTATACCTTGATATACTGTATTTAGACAACTGCCACAATTAGACGTGGTTTTAAACCTTGTTCTATGTATTTCGTTGTAAAGCGTTATCAGCTCAACTTTAGCTTCTACTGTTGTTGCTCTACCTGTTTTGCAAAACTCCCATACTTTTAGTATGCGTTCTTTTTGTTCTTGTGTTATAGATTTTTCCATTTTCCTTTTGGGCATTGTTCAGACTTCCAAGCTGCTTTAGTTTCGATAGGGCAACCACATACACTACATTCTACATCAGGTGTTAAGTGTGGGCATCTTGAACAGATATAAGCCCTATCATAATATGTAGTAGCATCTACATTTTCAAACCCACCTAATACCCTTTTGCTTACTGCCTTTAGATAGTTATAGGTTTTTACCATCAAGTTTGGAGTGTCCATTTTCTTTTTGTCCATATCTATATAGTTTGATTATTCCTATTGGTGCGTGTTCATCAGATAATACTATATCTATATCATCAAACATCATTTCATCTAAGTTTATAATATATTCTAATCTACCTAATTCATCATAACATTCTATGATACTTAGACCATACCCTACTAACCTTTGTAAATCATCATATATCATTACGCTTTTCTTTTAGTCTATCTTTAATGTATTGCTTTACTTTCTTGATAGTAATATATATGTTCATTCTGCTGATTTTGGTTTTTTTACTAAGACTAGAATAGGTGTATTTTTTACCGTCATCATCACCAAGCACATATAATCTAAATAACTCTCTATCATACCAATACAACTCGGATAGTATTTCATTAATCATATCACTATCTTGTATAAAATATAATTCATCGCCTTTTAGTTTTATGGCTAGCTTCATTATATCATCATCGTAAGTAATTTCTTTGTAAGTTCTATCGTACTTATAGTAGTATTTAGAAGTGTTAGAATAGAAGTTGTTTTTACATAGCCTTATAAAGTAATACTTTAACTTATTATCTTTTATAAGTTGTTCAAGTCTTTCAGGGTTTTCGTATAGATGCACAAAGACTTCTTGTGTTACATCTTCTATATGATTAGCTGGTATAAAGTTGCCAGCAGTTTCTACTAATTCTGTATATAATTCATTATCAATCACTTACGCATTATACGAAAAAAAGCGTATATGTTACGTGGTGTTGATAAATAGTTACTCACATAGGTCTTTAACCTTTTGTTTATAAACTTCTATCAGATATTCTAAGTCTGACTTTGAGTATTTAACAGATTTGTGGCTTAGTGCTACTATTTCATCTACCTTTTCTTTGCCTAGTTCAGCTACTAACTTGTTGCCATATAGCCACTTTTCACCTTCCGACCATATATTACATTTTTGGCATTGTGGTCTGCAATTATGTTCGTGCCATCTCGTGCTTGTATGCTTACGACTTTGAAAATGACCGTTTTGCATTTCTTTTACGTGCTTTATAGCACCACAAGTATAACACTCTACCATACCACTATCATCAGCATAAGCCCATCTAATGTATTGACTAAATACCTTATCTAATTCTTTCTTTAGTTGTGCGTGTGTTTTTGAACCTTTCTTCATATTCCTTATTAAGTTTATCTAATCTATGTTCAAAGTATAGTGTAAGACCTGTGTACATTATACCAAGTATTATCATTATAACATATATAATTTGTAGTGGTGTCATAATATTTTTTGTTTTAATTCTTTAACTTTATTTTTTTCTCACCCACTCACAATTATCATTATCTTTTGGGTAATCAATAAGTGGGTGCTTTAACTCGTTCTTTATTTTTCTCCTGTCTTTTTTATGAAGTACATATAAATATCTATGCTTTTTCTTCAACTCTTTTCGTTTGTAGTCAGGTAGTATTTTTTCAAGCTCTTTTGTCTTTATAGTTCCATATTTAGCAACTACACTTCTTGGGTGCATCCACTCATTATCTATCCAATGCAGGTATGACTTTATAAGCATTGTGTTATTCCCTTGATACCACCAATTTGTAGCTTGGTAAATAATACCTAAATGGTCTTCCATTGGGTCAGAATAGCTAATCAAAACCTTAACATCAGTATTTTCTCTAAGCCACTTAAAAGTTTTTCCTAAAAAATAACTTTCGCTATTCTTTGGTGCTTCATCTACAAGCCACAATCTTGTTAATTCTAAAACATCAGAATTTTCTAAATTAGGTGTTATACTTTTAACNGTCTGTCTTCCAACAGGAAAACCATAAACTGCAACACCAATCAATTTCNCTCTATTNAATAAATCATCACAANGTTGTTCAGGGTCAAACAAACCTATTGCATATCTACAAGAAGTCCATTTGTGGCTGTAATGGTTTTTTATTATCAGCTCTTTTGCTTTTTTTTTATCTATCAGTCCTATTGTATATTTCATTTCCCCATAGTGTTCTATTGCCACCAATACCAGCATATAAGTTTAGTATCTTCATTTCAATAATTTTGCTTTACTTATAGTCATTGCTATTGCTTTTTGACCTTCTTGATGTTGTTGGTATTCTGTTAGCCTACCTTGTCTGCGTTTCTCTATGGCTCTTTGCTTGTAGTCATTAATCCATACTGACCAAGTTCTAACATTGACAAATGCACTTGTACCTTGTTCAGCATTTCTTAATCCCTTATCAAATGCAAACTTAATCTCATCTAACGGTAAGTTAGTGTGGTAAGTAATTAAGTCGTTGTATAATAGTTGAGCCATACCTTTCATCTGTTCCTTATCAGGCTTCTGACCTAAAGATGTGTAACACATACCCACTAAGTCAATGCAGAATAGTTTTACCTCATTAACTTGACCAGCTTTTAACATATCAAATATTCTCATTCTTAATTTCTTTTTTTGTTCTAATTCTTTTACCCTCCAACGTTAGTCTTTGGTCATCTTTCTTGCTATACTCATAACCCATTATTAACATAAACGGAGAACAAGTTACTAATTTCTTCTTAGTCATTTAACATTTCATTTCTAACACTCTGCCAAGTGTCAATTACATTATTCTTTTTACCACCAAACTTATTTTCGTTCTTACTCCAAGTCTTTAGCCTACGAGCAATATCAAAAGTCTTTTGTAGTTCATACCTCAACTTAGTCTTAGACTTGTTGGGTTCACTCCAATAATCTACAAATGCTTCTAACATCTCTACACTATACAATTCTTTAAATGCAGAAACCTCTAATAAAAACTTATTAGTTACAGTATCTAAGTTTCTTTTTATCTTAGGTCTATCATCAAGCTGGTAAGATTTATAATTTACAACCGTTATAAGAGAGTTTTTAGTGGTACTTGATATATCTATATACCCTTGTGCTTTTAACTTCTGTAATCGCTTGTAAATAGTTGATGGTTTTAGGTGTAGTTCTTCACTTGCAGTAACCCTACCTGTAATAAACTGACCTATATCTACCTTTCTGCCATATACCATATTAGGTACTG